TAGCTGATCTCCATGTAGGGAAGATATAGCAGACATAATGTCTGGTACGCCATAGAATGTGTTTAGCGGAGAGTATTCTTTAAAGTGAATAATCTCGTTTGGTCTTGGGTCTGTTGTCATGGGGTTTGGGTTCTTTGCCCCGAAATTTCTGAAGTATACTACCTTCTGACCAATTATCTGTACGTACCCGTCACGCAATCTGCGCACACGCATTGTAGTCGATGGTATGTGTCCAATGTATCCAATTTCTCCACCTACAGTTCTTCCAATCTCTAAGTATCCATTTCCTGTGGCCTGAACGTCTGTGTAAAACTTTGTTAAAGTTTCTGTAAAAGATTCTTCATCATTTAAAGTTTCTAGCCAATCACGCATAAAAATCTTAGATCGTTCAATTCTTTTCCTTGCACGATCAACTGATTCAAGATTATTCATGTCCTCTAGCTTCATCATTGTTCTAGTAGATACAGTAAAGTCGTATCCTAGTCCAACAATGTTTTCTACCTTAGCATCAATAGCCGCGTGATTAGCAAATGAAGTGTCGTAGTAGTTTGCAAGTTCGTATAAATTCCAGGGTGGTGTAATTACATCGAATAGGCCGTAGCCATTACGAAAAACATCTCCTGGATTAATTTCTTTTGATTGTGTACCGCCAGTTCCAGACGCAACTGCTTTGGCATCTTTGAGGTACTGATTAGTTGGAGGCATCTCCATTGCCTTTGAGATTCTGGAAGAACGCCTCTTAAAGTTTGTTTCTAAGCCAGACAGATTTTTTAGAACATCCCAGCTCTGACTAAACAAATCTTGTTTCTTAAAATGATCTTCTTCGTATTCTTCTGGTGGCAACGATGCGCCAATAACGTAATCAGGCATTAGTCTTCGCTACCATAAGCTTTAACTGTTTGCTGGGCTGCGTGTACGGCACCAAGGTCATTTAGATTGGGAATAAGACCGCTCTTCATTCTGTCTAATTGCTCACTGTATTCTTCGTCAGATACCCTGCTTAATCCAGAAAAGAAAACTGGCTGGCCATCTGGTTCTCCGTGATAAGCTGCTGCAGACCTTAGCTCAGCAATCTTTGATATGTCGTCTTTCGTTGACGGAATGTTTAAAATGTTACCGTTTCCATCAGTAAACCACTTGCCATTGGACTTTTTCCATACGTAAATGCCCCAATTATATCCTTTGTCGATAAAACTAACCTTGCTTTTACCAACTTGATCTTTTCTATCAGCTTTCATGGTTTAATTATAACACATTATACTGGTTTGATGGTTGCAGACTGTATGTTTAGGTCAGTTATCAAAGAATATTGGTAAGTCTTTGGCGAGAGTGGTATGTTATCTCCAGTAATTATTTTGTTTGTCCCAGTAAATATGCTGTATATGTTCGAGGGATTTATTCCGACATACTCTTCTTGTTCAAGAATTTCAAGCTTGGCTTTTTGAGATGCATTAAGTGCATAGTAGGATACATTGTTAAACATGATTGGCCCAATAAAGTTTATTCTTCCAGAAATACCGTCCATAGATACGGGCTGAACAAAAGCTATTGCCAACATGTTCCAGTCATTTACAGACACTACAGGATTGTTCGAACGCTCTCCATTTATAAAAAACTCTACGCTATCTAAAACGTTTGAGCTACCGTCCGTTGCATAGACTCTGAATCTTTTGCTTTCGGGAAGAATTGGTTCTATCCAAATTTTAATTAGATCTGCCGCTGTGTTGTTTTCAATTTCCATAATGGCTAGCGGTTCGGTGACTAAGTCGTTTCTTGTAAACCTCATAGAAAGCTGTACAACAGATAGCTCATATTCAGATCGTCTTTCTCTGTTTACTGTCAGAGAAAGGCCTCTGTTGCCCTCAGAGAAGTCTCCAGTAAGTTCTATGCCGCTATTTTTGCTTAGGTAAAGATGTGGTGTGCTTCCTTTGTAGATGGTGTACGGATTCTTTGCTTGGTAGTCATAATATATTCCATACTTTTTATATGGGAATAAAGATACCCCGAATTTTGTTTTTACTGGATTTGCTGTACCAGCATTAAAAGATTTTCCAGCTAATTGCAAATGTCTAATTCTGATAGGGTTTTTAATTATGCCAGGAGATGTCATTTCTACGTGCATGACGATTGCTATATTGTTTATATCAATTCCTGGCGGTGGATAGATTATGGTTCCATCCACAACCTCATACTTTGTTGTTAGCCATTCTGAACCTGGCTCGACAACTCTTCCTTTTGATATTGGAGCGGTAGAGGCAAAAGAATCATCTGTTTTTGTTGGCCCAGATTCTACAAATTGAAAAGAAATATATGTCTTTACAATTGAGTTTGAGGTATCGTAATTGTCTTCATCAAAAAACAAGGGTATCATTGTGTCAGCATTGTACTGAATAAAATCAACACCATACCTTAAATTACCGTTTAGTGTATTAGTACTTTTTGCAAAGTAGGATAGTGGTGCATAGTCTTGCCAATAAGAGCTTGTTGAAATATCCAAATACCTTTGACCAAAGAAGCTTTTTAGAATTAATGTATAGCTGGCTGTGTGAGACATTATGTCATCTACGTAGTCTTCGTATACATACCCCGCATTTGCAACAAATTCTGGTTGACCTTCTTCGTAATCAACACCGTTGCCATCAAATTGATATCTCAAGAATGGAGTTCCGTTAGACCCAAATAAGTAATCAAGTTTTTCTAGATTTCTTTGTGTACAGAAACCTATGCGGTATATGTCTCCAGAGAATGTTTTATTAAAGTTTTTGTTACCACCGACATAAAGTCTTAGTTGCCCTCTGTTGCTAATTAGCGTTGATATCTTTCCACCGAAGGTATTTGCAAAATCAGAAAAGTTTATTCCAGCCACAAAGGAGTGACCAAGCGTAATTGCTGGTGTTTGATACACCAAGGATTCGGCATCATTTGTAAACTTTATGCTGTATTTAAGAACATGCGCTATAAATTTTACAGAGTTTGCAGTTATCGCAGATATAGAAATTAGATCTCCATCCCTTGAATCTGCTATTGAAAAAACGTCTTTGCTAATTTTAGTTACAAAGTATTCTTTACCAGAAACAATTTCTGCGGGCAGTGTTCCAGAAAAAGATATAATGTCGTAGTTGTTTAGGCCATGAGAGGCAGATGATATAGCTGTTCCAGATATAGAAGATATGTCTTGGTTTATTGTGTGAAGATCAACATTTAGATAATTTCCAGTTAGTTGATTTTCTAGTCTAAACAAAGTTTCTGTAGAGTTATATCCTATTGGTGCTTCTAGCACACAGTAGAAGCCTACAGTTTTTTGTTCTAGTACATTTGCTTTTTCAAAATATATGTACCCCTCCGTATCTGCCCAGGATTCGTCTGGCTTTAGAGTAATTGAGTCTGAGTAGTTATCCTCAAGGCTTTTGTTCCATCTTTCTACGTTTTTATTATTAAAGATAATCTCGGGTAGAGGGTATTCTGGTGGCTGTAAAACATTATTTCTTGAAGAAATGTTTTCTGAAAGACCTTGTCTCCACCTAGCAATGTCTGGGTAAATGTAGTTGTTGTTATACCCCGCAAAAGTATAATCTATTGGAAAAGATTTTCCAGAGTAGGCAGAAGCAATGTTTTCTGGAAAGTCTACCGCCTGACCATAAACCCATCTTCTTTTTGCTATTGCCGATGGTACTCTATAAGAATATATTCCAACACAATCTATTTCAAATTGTAAAACATCGTTATAAGAATAAAAACCAAGCCAGTCCTGATCTTTTCCAGCTAGGTTAGTTTTTGGGGGAAGTTCTAAATCTGCTGTGCTAAAGTTTAAATCTATTACGGTTTCCCCATTAATCATTAAAGATGCACCGTTTCTAAAAACTAGCATATCAATAAGCATTGGCCTATACCACTCAGTAATATAGTGGGCACTAATAGCATCACCTATTTTAAGTGTAAGGAATGGCCCATCAACATATAGACCATCTTCAGAGTTAATTGGCCCAAATATTCGTTTTGGTTCTATAGTATCTGGATTTATTCTTAGCCAAAATTCAACGGTATACGCTTTATATCTTCCAGATTCATTAAGAAG